ACTGTAAAAAGACATCTTCGGCAAATTCTGTGTTGTCCATGTAATACCGTCTGTAGAGACAGCAACCTGGCCGAGATTACTAGTAGTCCCAATGAATTTACTACCAGTCCAGGTGACGTGGTATATTTCCGTTACGCCGACTTCTCGGCTTACCCAGGTAGCGCCATGGTCATCGGAGGTATAAACAGTTGCCGTACTACGTGCGTAGCACAATCTGCCTGATACACCCAGTGTTGGGGCATAAGTCAAGCAAGTTTGCGGGAAAGTTGCTGATACAGCCGACCCCCCCGAAGAAGTATTCCACGTCACACCGTCCGGCGAATATAGCGGCAATCCGTTGCCATTAACAGCAATAAAGTTAGTACCATCGTGCAATAACGCTCGTACGTCCACGGATGGTGTAGTTCTCAGGGTGTAATTAATACCATCTGGTGTTGTTTGAATTGCATTTACGCCTGCTGCTGCTGAAAGCGCCCACAATGTGGCGTGATTAGCGACAGCGCCTGATGAAGGTACAGATGGCCTGACGCGGTCTGTGCCAATAAATGTGCCTATATCCGGCAGTTGCGCGGCCAATAAGGGGTAGAGCGACCGCGACACCTTGCTGCCATCGCAACGCTTCCATGCTGGATCAGTAAGTGTGAATGGTGCTTGAATAATAGAGCCAACAGGCATACTGCCACCTGCACCTGTGAACTGGGAAAGTGTTGACATTAAATAAGCCTCCAAGATGAATTCAAGAATCGTAGTGTGACCGTAGCAAATGCATTATCCAGCGTCATATCTTCTGTCAGCCCCATGATGGTCTGCCCATTGCGTGCAACTACATTGGTAGCCAATGCGTTGTCTGGCGTGATGGCTACCGTGGCGCCACTTGCCGGGGTAGCAGGCAGAGTAAGAGTGGTAGCTGCGACGTTGGTCAGGATGTAGTGATTGCCCGCTGTGGCGGTTTGTGTGGTGGCAGTTACTGTAATAACTGCGGTTGCCCCAACAGATGTCCAACTTGGCGCCGCGCCAGAGCCCTGTGAGGTAATAACTTGGCCGCTCGCACCTGCAGAACCACCAAGAGTTATCTCAGATATATTTACTAATTTTCTACTGTCATCGATAACAGTAGTACCCTGTACTTGAATAGACATCTTCGCTCCTCCTTAGAACTCGTCTTGTGGATGTTTTATTTATTTAATGAGGTTTTCCAGCGTGGCAATTCTTTTATTTAACTCTTTATTTGCTTCAACTAGATATGCAATAATTGCATGATAATTAACACTTTTAATTCCCGATGTACTGGTGGCGACAATAAATGGAAGAATTTGTTCTATATCTTGAGCAATCACCCCTGCGGATTTTTGACCACTATCTTTCCATGTAAACTCAACCCCAGAAATAGATGCCACAGTTTCTGTTGCGTTTCTTATTGTTGTCACATTGTCTTTTAAGTTCTTGTCGGATAATGAATTAAATGATGTAGCGTTTAAAGCACCAGAAGATGGATTGTAATATAATTTTGTGCTAGATGTATATACAGTGGTTGGAACTCCGGCCGTAGTCTTAGACCACAATGGAAAGTAACTAGCATTTGTAGCAAGATCTTCTGTGATTGATGCACCCTCGGAAATTGCATCCCACGAAGTTGCGGTGCCATTAGTTGTCAGGTATTTTCCAGAATTTGCTGACTGAGTTGGCAACACTTTATTTTCTGCGAGGCTAGTAATCCAAGTTGGGTTTGCATATGAACCACTCAATGACGCCTTGCTAACTAAATCATCATTTATAGACTTAAAATTGCCATCGATTTCCGCATTTGTAAGCGGGGATCCCTTAGCAGAAGTACTTCCGGGTACTGCTGCATTTGTAGAAACTCTATATATTAGATTAGCCATTGATGATTATGTCCTTTGCGAAATTTAGCGAAATTTATAAACCGGATTAGATGTTTCAATGAATCTACCTTTGGTATTTCTACTTTAGTTTTGATGACTCTCAGCGTCTATAATTAATGTTTATATGAATTATTTAATGTAAGTTATTTATTACTGCAACTAACTGTTGTAGTAAGTTTTTAACCTGTTTAATTTCTTTGGATAATACATCAATGCTGTTATCTGTCTTTGTTTGATGTTGTTCCAAAGATTTTATATTTTTATCTAGAGTTTCTGAGTGCATTTTTTGTTGCTTAGCTACTGCTAGTTGTGACTTATTGTCAACGACTAGCGCGCCATATCGGTCTCTATATACACCTTCTATTGCTGTCCCATTTTGATCAACAACCTGTATCATGTTGCAAGTGTAATTACGTTATATCCTCTGATACGAGGAACAACTGACTGACTTGTAGACTTCATAACAATTTTAAGGTCATATACATCAAAGTTTGGAAGATTATTGAGATAGAAAGTATAGTCAAAATACTCATCAATCTTCGTAGATTTATTTCTTGTAATATCACAATTCATAATAGTCCACGGTAGCGAACTATGGTTTACTCCAACTGTAGACAAAGATGTTCTAAAATAGACATCAAAGCCGCTGACAAACCCACTATATGCAGTGACCGAAACACGAACACCTGCAGAAACTGCAGCCAAAATAAACGGTTTTGTTATATAGCGACTAAGTGCGGTGCCATGGGTTGGAAGTAGTTCTGTATTAAATGGTGTCAGTAAAGCTTGTACTCCAGCTATGCTGGTAATTGTGCCTGTACCTGTAATAGTAACATTTGGGATAGCAATGTATCCAGAACCAGGTTCAACGACTGTGACTGCAGTCACAGCACCACCGCTTACTGTAGCCGTAGCTGTAGCCTGTACACCATCGGGTAAATCTGGGGCGCTAATAGTTACGGTTGCAGTCACATAACCTGCGCCAGGGTTAGTAATATCTAATGAGCCGGGTACTGTACCGGTGACGGATCCAGATCCTTCAGTTGCAGACATATTTTCAATTGGTGTCTGGTTATTAATCAGGTAACCCATTGTAGCTAAACGAGGGTGTTCTGATAAGTTAATTAACGGTGACGTGTTTGGATTTGATGTACGCAATTCCATGTTAACTTCAAGCGGGTTCTGACCTGCCAAAAATGTCTGTTTGTTAGTATCTGATACCAACATTGTTGCCTTAGAGGGATTATAACTCTTAGTTATATCAAGATATTCATCAGGTAATACATTATAATTTCGATCTGTAGAGTGGATTCTAGTAGTCAGAGAAGAACCTGGGGGTGTCTTTGTCGCTGCAAGTACTCGAGAAACATTAGTAATTCTGTTAGTAGCAACAAAAATTACCGTTTCACTTATAACACTAAGTTGCGCACCAGAACCGGTTGTATCTGTAATAGAATATGTAGGTGCTGCAATGTATCCACTACCTGCTTCTGTGATTTCTACACCAGTAATTATTCCAGTTTCAACTATAAGTGTTGCAGTTGCAGTAACACCAGAAGATGGTGATTCAAACGTGATTATTGGTGCAGAGTAGTTTGATCCCCCAGATGTGATTTGAATATCATTTACAATGCCGCCAGTTTGAAGTGTTCCTGTTGAAGTAGCAGGAGTAGTTACTTGAAAAGTAACAATATATGGCGAAATAACAGTAACTTGAAAATTTCCCGTTAATTCAGCAGCAGAGATGCCGCGCATTACTCCTCCAGAACCAACATGAATTCCAATATAATCACCAGAACGTAAGCCGTGTTGAAATGTTAAATTAGCAGTAACAGTTGTTTGTCCAGTTTTCACACCAAAAGAACTACCATACACAAGCATATTTTTGGGCACAGTATCAAATGTGACTATTGCGGGTGTTGTACTAAAAACCGCTTTATGAAGTGTGAACTTTATATCTTCGGTTTGATTTGCAGTCCAAGTCTTGTTGTTTTCAGATTGGAATAAAGTTCCAATAAAAGGTTGATCAAAAATCTTGAGTCCGGTTTCAACTGAAACATCACCCAATTTGCTAGTCCATATTCTATATTGATTACTATTAGATAATACTACAAAACAATATTCACCGTTTTCCGCAAGAGGTATTGGGTATGGGAATATAAATGTTGTTGGTGTCTCTGATGTAGATGACAAGTTAACTTGGCTTGGGGCCAGAACAACTCGGGCAAATGGATCTGCCAGTAATGGTCCAGGATATCCATTGATTAACTGTCTAATTTCTACTATTACTGGCAGACTGTCGTCTTTAGTTGCAAAAAACAAATCAAGCTTAGTGATACTACAGCCCCCCACAACACCATAAGTAAAGAATGATTGCGCCAGGGGATCACCGAGAGCTCCAACAACATTAACTTCCGTTACATTAACAACATCATCAACTACGGTTTCAGAAACCGTATTAACTACGGTAATTGTTTCCTGAGTTGTTCTCTCTATTCTTGTAGACAAGAATGTTGCTTCGGCCCCACTAGTCGTAGATCCCAGTTCTACTTCTGGTGTGAATACAGGTGAGTCTTGAAATTTTACTCTATGAGAACCAGTGGAATATGTGAAAGCTGGGATAATAATAGTTCCAGTCAAACTGCCGATATCGTCTGTGATTAGTGGTTCGGCTGGTATTCCATTAGCGCCTGCAAACATACCAGGCACGTTTACATCGTCCCAGAATGCCCATAATCTTGTCTTTGGCCGTGCTTCCGAAAGATTAAAAGTAATCGTTTCACCATGCATGAAGAACCCACTAGTAGGTGCTGCAATAATTGAATCTAACCCATTAATTGCTCCGCTTCCTACCGTCTTGGTAGCTACCTCGCTGAGATCGCTTCTAGGTTCGATTTCACCGAGGTCATTAATATCAATTGATTTTGTTGCCATTTGTTGTACTCAGTAATTATTTAAATAAATTAACCATTAATGGCATGCCATTCGATTGCAAAAGAGTTAAACCCTGCGCCGGTACCGGGAAGCCCATAAGACTCCAGTGTTGTAATTTCCTCATCGGTCATAGGAGCATATACAAATTCGACTCCAGGAGGAGGCTCCCAAGCCCATGGTCTTGGAACTTCAACTGTAGTATTTATTACATTTTGTACATGATTTGTTATAACATTTGTCACATAATTATATACAGGGGGCAAAACAATGACATCAGTATATGTCTGAGACGAAGGCATCAAGTCAAGCCGGCCGACCCATGATATTGCCATTAGGGGGTTAACATTCATCGTCTGAGTTGATTGATTTTGTTGAGCAAATATAGATTCAGTATATGGTAATGAAATATATCCACCAACTACACTGGTGTTAGGGCTTCCAGATACGGTTTGAGAATGAAGAGTTCCACTATTAGACACAATAGTTAATTTAGATTCAGTGAATTCAACCGCAGGTGTAATCTCCCCATTAGTATAAGTAACACTAAAACCTGCTTGCCTATAATCTGCTACTTGTGTGGTGTCACTAAAATTTTCAAATAAATATCCACTCTTATAGCGAGTAAGACCCGTTGCTGCATCTAAAATTGTTGTATTCAATAACGAAGATTCTTCTGCTGTTATAAGTGAAAAAGATTCTAAGTTTGCTATTCTCGATTCAATCTTAGCAATATCCGTCATTTTATATGCTTTGGTAGCAATAGGATTAATGACAACATCATTCATATTTGATGTATATGGATATAGATAGATAGTGCAAATAGGAATAGTTTCTTCAGACACTCTTGGGGGTGTCGGAGTTTCAGACGGTATACCAGTTACCACGACCACGGCGCCAGATTTATTAATGATAACTGTATCACTCCGACCAAGATATGTTTGTACCGAAGTTACTATGCGCGAAAGAGGAGAAGGTGCATCTATAAGTTGAGATGTACCAGATCCATATAGCCCATCATCGCCAACTCTTGGTCTAAAATCTAGACAATTTCTAAGATCAAAAACTTCACCGGTACTTGAAACATACGGTTGAATATTTGTGTAATATGAAGTTAAGCCAGAAGTTTCATATGAATCAACAGAGAAATAATCGCCAGAACCACTATGATTAAAATAACTATATGTAACGGTCAAAGACCCAGTAGGTAATGTTCCCGACAATGATAAACCGCCCCTGACATATGCATAATCTCGTTGTCCATTGTCTAATAAGAACCGATTTGTAACATCACCATCAATTGTAGAAACAACTGATATTAGTTTGTATATATCAGCTTTAATTAACTGAATAGATAATGCTGGAGTAATGCCCGTTTCTGAGAATGTAGCTACAAGTGTTTTCTGTCGAGGAATTTGGTTTATTTTTGTACAAACGCAAATAATCTTCATACCAACAGCAGAGCCAGAAACAGTAACAGACAATCCATCGGGCGCAAGTGTAGCAAGCGAATTATCAATAATCCCCGTTGACGAAGTTATAGTAAATGTACTTAATTCAATTGGGTCTATTGTCATTCCAGACACACTAGCAGAACCCCCAACAACATCAAGCGTTCTAACTACTTTATAAGTTATGTCGGATGAATTAGACGTCGGTTTAACACGGTATACATTAGATAAAGGGAGAGGAATAATTGCCGCAGTTGATTTAAGAGAACCAAATGGTGAAATTGACTGAATTATGGATGATGCAGTACTTGTTGCTCCAACGATACCGTCACCAACTACCGGCAAATTAATTGCAGGATCACTTCTTAGTAAATATAAACTTGAAGTAGATCTTTCCCACTTTCCAACGACACCTGATCTAAGTGAACCAAAAGCTACAACTTCACCAAGAGTAAAATCTGCCCCAGATACAGTTGCCAGGGCTTTATGTAGAACCGAAGCAGAACCAAGGGCAAATTTTATACCCCCTACTTCGTTAAATGAGCTAACGGTTACATTACTAATATAAATTTTAAATACTGCATTAGTAGTTGTGGTGTTAGGCTCTGCATATTCGACTGCCGTCACTACAGCAGTTCCGATTTGGCTTGCGCCAATATTAGAAGGAACTGCATCCCATAGTGTTATTTCTTCTCTTACTTTGTAAGCAGGAACACCAACAAGATCGGTGACATAGATGTATTGGCCATAATTCACGACCATAGACACATCTGGTTTTTCTGTAATATGAGTAGATGTTCTTGCTTTATCTATAGCAATAGTAGAAGGGGCTATTGTTTCAACTTCAAACCCTTTAATATAAGCTTTGCCCGGAGAAACAACAACTGCTAATTTCTCAATATCCCCTATTGGGGCTGGATATACGCCGCGGTTATATGTTGTTCTTAAGTGTTCTTTGATTGTTGTTGTATAACCAGACGCCACATAGTCACCAGATTCATCATATGTCCTGCGCGCCAGGGATTTTTCTAATTCATTATATTTTGGGTACCTAGAGTGTTCTTCGAGAACGCCTTCGTTAAATCTCATCAACTCAACATAATCTTCGGTTGGTGTAGTTGAGAGAGGAAGTGTAGACAAAGTTAAATCAATTTTAATTCTATCTGCTCCGGGTGCTGCATAATTATATGATCCAGAAGCAGGATCTAATAAACGTGTATCAGTTGTGTAATCTACAACACTTTCTGTAATCTTAAGAAGTACTCGTGCCGAGGGTGTTTGTGAAAACTTACTTATTACTGCTGCTTGGTATTCTACTTCTACGAAAGACCCATTTATATAATACACCCCATGGTTAATAAATGCAATAGACCCAAATCCGGTAGCTGCAGTCACCAAGGCAAGAGCACGGATTGATGGATTCGTTTTAACATAAAGCTCTTCGCCATCAACGAATTGATTAGATGCCGAACCCCCACTACCAACCGTATATACAATGTAAATTATGTCGGGGTCGGTTTCAGTAGCAGGAACGGTTAATTGTACTACAGCTTCAACACCAGAAACACTACCAACCAAAGTAGTATTATTAAAATTACTCACTGTAATTGGCAATGAATTAAATGTCGGTTGAATTTTCACATAAGATGAATTTAAATCTGCGCGAGTATTTCCAGGAATAACTACGGACCCATGTTTGAATATATGATCACCAAATTTTTCAATTTGATTTCTTAAAATAGTTTGTAACTGAGTCAGCTCACGTGCTTGAACTGCAAATCCAGGCTTGAATAATATCTGATGATAATTATCAGCAGAATCAAAATCATCATAATAAGGAGATGTAGATAATGGGGTAGTCATATTTTAAAAATTAATAAATGTCTTAATAATAAGGCCTTGTTCTGGACTAAATGAAAAATGATTTTCATCCGAAACATATAACAAACTTCCCGAGTATTTGTTCAGAATAGGCGAACTTAATACCGATTTAACCAAGTAGGTTCTGGAAGTTTCTGTTTCTGCATATAACATTCCAATTGGGTTAGTATATTTAATACCCAACCTCTGCAAATAAACTTCATTGGTCTGAAAATGCACAATTCTGTATCTAACATCACCCTGAACTAATATTTCATCAGCAACAAGATTTGTCGTGTTCGCCATGATCACTTTGTATAGGGTTAGAGAAGAATCCAGAGTAATAGTTTTACCAGTCAAAACATTTGTTGGATTTTTGAGAATTCCATATTGTCTATAATCTTGGTTTATAACATTTAAATTATCATCTCTTTGAAGAGATGTAGCTATTGCTAACACATTACCATATAATTCCGTAACCGCATCCCATCCATGACCCGTAGAGGGTGTAATAATAGCATATGCAGTTGCAGTTACTGCGTCTTGAGCGATTGGTCTATTAACATCGGTGAATGTAATATTGGCATATGAATAATCTGTGCCGTATGAATTCATAACAATTTTTGTTATAACGCCATTTTCAATCACTGGAGTAGCAGAAGCACCAGTACCGTCGCCAACAATGTCAACAGTTGTTGTTGCTGTATAATAATTGCCCCCCTCTGTTATCTCACCGGCAAAAATTGTGCCCGGAGCAACAGTTTGTTCTACAACAGACTGATCAGAAGAAAAGTCAGAAGCAGAAATTATAGGCGAAATTTCTGCGCCAGTTCCACTACCAACTACGGTCATTTTTAATGAAGTATATCCGCTGCCCGGATTTTCCACTACAACATCAACAATTTCTGTATTATAAATGATAGGAGAGAATGAGGCGTCGACGCCGTCACCTTGAACAACTATGGTCGTTGCATTATCGGACGGATAATCTTTGCCTGGGTCTACTATGTTTACATTAACTATTTTTCCATTAAACACTACACAAGTAATTATTGCAGAAATATTACCATAGATACCAGTGCCAGTGGTACTGTTCACTGTTATTGTAGGTGCAGTAACATAGCCTGCGCCAGGATTTAAAATAGTAGTAGATACAATTTCTCCTGTCAGCCGAGAAACTGATGGGATTATGATCGCACCCCCTACAGGGAAAGACATAGCTTCACCTGTAGTATAACCAAGTCCTGCCTGTTCAATTGTAACATCTGTGATTGCACCTGCTACAATAACCGGGGTACCAACAAAGCCCGAACCTAAAGAACTAATAATAATTGCACTGCCTGCTATGTATCCACTACCACCATTAACGATTGTGATACCAATTATTGCTCCAAGGCCATCACACGTAATAGTAGCACTGGCACCAGCACCAGAAAAAGTATCAGTTGCCACACTCAGAGTAGTTAACAGAGAATCAGAGTAATTTGTACCTGAGTTTGTAATAACCACATCATCAATGGAACCTTTATTGTAAAACGAATCTGTAATAGAACGTTGTACCGGTAAATTAGTAAGATTCATGAACCTACTTCTTTTAAATGTAGGGACAGTATACATGTATTTCCACAAATAGCCGTCGGCAGTTCTAAATACGTAGAATGATTTCCCAGTCGGTTCTACGGTAGAAATAGATGCACCAGAATTATCTAAACACTTATATACGTTGCTTTCAGAATTCACACAATAAAACATTTTGTTGTGCATATCCTGTGTAGAATCCCATTTATCAAATACTAAGTTAGGCAGCCAGTCATATCTTTTTGTGACCAATGATACATCATTAGATGTTATCTTTTTAACATAGATAATATTAGATCTAATATTATTATTCCCATAATTAGAATCTACTTCAACAGTCTCTGGTGCTAAATCAGTAGTTCCCCAGGTTTCTGGTTTACCAAGAAAATAGTAATAATTGGAACGCTTATAGATAATTTCATTCGCAATGGTCTGGGCCAAGTTAGAGTGAAATTCCTGTCGAAGTGAATTTGACATTACGATTTTCTCTTAAGAAATTGTCACTGCCCAGTTAATAGTAAGTGTATCACCTACATCTTTATTAACGACGGAAAAAACAGTTCTGCACAGCATAGAACCAGCCAAAGAATCGTTAAAGATCCCAGCCTCAGTTAATGCGCCAGTCCCAACCCCGGGACCAAAAATTGAAGAAAATGTAACCACATTTGCCGTAGCTCCACCACCCGGTACAGTTAGCGCAACACGTGAATTCACGATCTCCGTGCCCAATGTAGTATCGGCTGCAACAGGTGATATTGTTGATGTACCAAGAGCCATATGAGTCATTACGCCGGTAGTATTACCAGTTAGTCTACTGGCAATTACAACTTTGCCTGTGGTTACTACTAAATTGGGAACAGTTTTTTGTTCTTTGATATTTCCGTTGGAGTCCCTAAGAACAATTTGTAGTTCACCAGTAAGTTTAATTTGTTCATTTATCATGTTTAATATCCTAAAAATAGATAATTATCAGTTGAGAAGTATGCTTCCGAGAAATAGTCGTCTAGAGTATAAATCACACTATCAACGGAAGCTGTATTTGCCGAAATTGCGGTTACTGTATCCTCTGATAGATATTTAATGTTATCTTTCACCAAAATCTCAGTAGGTAAAATTTGATCTACTAGAGGTTTACTAATATCAAAATATTTTGTTTCTGTAAAATTTACGACAATATCTATAAAATAGATCGTATTTACGGAAATAGTTCTAGATGAATATAAATCTATATTAAATTTTGCTTCTTTTAATAATGAAGCAAACATTTTAAGCCCACCGGGGTGAATTATATTAAGTACATTTCTAAATTCGGAAATATCTATAGAGCTCTCTAATAGATAAGAAAAAAGTTGGTAAAAATAATTGTCTTGCAGACGCATCTGCTGATTTGATAGCTGACCAAAATCTGTTTGATATGAACCCTTAGTATTAACTACTTTATCAAGAGAGAATGTTAGTGTTGCGCGAGATGCTAACCATTGGTCGATTGTTATTTCTGGATTAGTTACTAGAGATTCAGAATAGCTTTGAACCGAAGAATATGAGAATACTTCAATCGGTAGATTTTGACTAGAAGATCCAGAATAAACACCCTCTATTGTTTCAAAACAACCGTCTGTGTAATCGCTGATATCTAATACATGATTATATGCTATAGGATCAATTGAAATTAATGTAGAATTAATATCGCTTATTGAATCTATGGGCTTATTATTATAAGGTGAAACTACAGTCGTCTGGTTTGTCTGATGATCAAAACCAAAACTCAATACTTCGCAGGCAAGAATCTCACCTATGGGGCCGACTTTAGTAATACGCGCAATTGTATTCTTAATAGTACCAGGTATTACTAACACCTGCCCCATTTGCCACCCGGCTCCCCCCGAAAGAATAATGATTGCAGATTGTGAGTTTGTTATTCGACCTGCATATTGTGGGGTAGGTGTGTCGGAATTTATATAGAAAAGTTGATCATCATCAATAATTATTTTTGAAAACGTTTGATAATAAAATCTAATTTTGTTTTGACCAATCACATCATAATGTGTAGAATTTATCTCAAACGTACCAGACGAATTGGTAAAATTAATTGTGTTAGTATCCGAATTGACAGATCCATACACAGTATTCAAAGTAATAAAAGTTTCAACGACCCATCTGCCATCGGATGCTCTAAGAATTCTATCTCCGGGCGTAGAATAAACTACATCAGAATTGAATAATATTTTGAAAATAATACTAATTGCTTTTTCTGTGCCTTTTGCTTGATATATTATGTTTAGTAATTTAATAAAGTTTCTTTTATCAAGTTTAACATCTTTAGAAATGTATTTGGCATATGTGTCAAAAAACTTAGATACTGATATATCCATTGATGTATCAATATCTAATTCTGACACATAATTGTTTGCAGTGCTGAGGTTTACGTGTCCTAAATATTCATAATATAAAGAAATGAAGGCTTTATAAAGCGGAGAATCTATACTCTCCGGTATTCTTATTGCTACATTATCTTTCATAATTTTCTATTGTTATTCT